GGCAGCCCTTGAGCGCCATGTGGAGGAGCGCCGTTTTTCCGACGCCTTCCGGACCGTACACTTCGACCGCTCTCCCGACAGGCAACCCGCCCCCCAACTGGTAGTCGATGTTGGGAAACCCCGTCGGAATGAACTCCTTCACGTCACCCAGGACGATGCCCTGCTCTGAGAGTAGTCCGATGTTCTTTGGGTTGTTGCCCTTCCTCCGGAGGAAGGCGGTGCGCACGTCCTTGACCAGCCGCTTCGCCAGCGCCTCCCCCTTGAGGATGATCTTAGGCGACGGGCTTGGGCTCACCAAGGGCTTAGGGGAAGGACTTGGGCTTGGGCTTTGGCTTGGGGAACTTCCCGACTTTGACTTTGGCCGGACCTTGACCTTGACCCTGGCCTTCGATTTCGGCATGGACGTGACCCCCGCTCTTCTCCATCTCGGCGTTGCACCATTTCACGAGGCTGTCGATGGGGTCACCCTCGTCGATGGCGTCCACCGTCTCAACCACGAACGTGATCTCGTTCCGAATAGCCTGCAGAAGCTGACTCCGCACCAGTAACTCCAGTGCAGCGAGGTCCCCGGCCACGTCTGCGGACAGCTTCCGCGAAACGGACACGTATGGCTTCAGGAACATCTTCGACTCGCCCAACTTGATCGTGGGGTTCGAGCCGACCGTCACCACGTCCCCTTCTCTGAACATGTGCGCTCCCCCTGCCGGGGGAGGGTGCTAGCACACCCTCCCCCACGCGTGTGGACTACTTCTTCTTGGCGGCGATCTTCGCCTTGAGTGTACTCGCTGCGCTGCCTGCTTTGACCGCAGTGCCCTTGTTTGCGATCTTCGGAGAGGGCTTCGACTTCGCCGCCATCTGCACTTTCGGCCCCTTCTTGAGCACAGTCTTCTTCTCCTCGGTTTCCTGCTCAGGCTCCTGCTCAGGCTCCGCAGGCGGGGGGACGATGGTGAGGTCGTTGACGGTCACCGTGTACACGGGGCCGTCCTCCGGCTGCACGTCTGCCACGGTGTCGCCGTCCTCGTCCACAGCCACCTGCTGGACTACGCCGACAATGACTTGGGATTCGTACTCGAACGACACCGTTGCGCCGACCTCGATTTCGGCCTCCGTCCCGACAGCCGCCGCATCGCCGCCCTGCACCGATGCATCAGCCTCGGTCCCCGCATCGTCGTCGTCCGAACCCTCCGGGGACACAGGGGCGTCGTCGTCATCGTCGCCGTCGGTTCCGCCCCCACCCGACTTACCCTCGCTCGCGGGCAGGTCGGCCATCAGCGTGATGTACTTTTTCGGGATGGCCTCCCCAGTGAGGTGGGTATAGATCGCCTGCAGAAGGTCGCGGTCTACTCGGTAGAAGTACCTTCGCACGTCGAAGCTCTGCGCGACCTTGATCAGAGCCTGCGTCATGGCGTCGTCATCCGCAATCGCGGACCGATCCAGCACCTTGACGTTCCACTCGGTACTGAGGTCCTTGCCCGTCTTCTTCACGCGGATGTCGCGCCCCTCGACCGGGTCGGTGATGTCCTCGCCGCCGTCCTCCTCGTCCTCGTCGATCATGTAGTCCACGATCTGCTGGTACGCGGTCCTCTTCGCGCGGAAGATTCGTACGTTAGGGTTCTCCGGCGTGCCCATGTCCTTCCGGTCCACAACGGGCATCCAGTATTCACGCTGGATGCGGACTATCGACCGCATCTGCTCCATCTCGTCCTTGGACATCTCCCGCCCCGCCTCGTCGATCATGTCGATCACCGGGTCCGGGATTCCGTACGTGAGCGGGCTCGTCGTCGATTTCTTGCCCGACACGTAGTACAGGCTCACGTACTCGACCCCGGGGACCGCGCTGAACGTGGGGAGAATCCGCATGCGCATCGAAGAGAATGACTTGTTGTCGATGATCACCCCCTTCGTCATGTTGCGCATCTGCGCGCGCATCTGCTCGACCATCTTCGCCGTCGGCTTCGCCATAGCTACCGTCCTCTCCGTCCCATTTTCCCGGGGCTCGGTGCTGCTTTACCCCTCATCCATGTCCACGTATCGCGCCACGAGGCGCGACATCATGAAACACCTGTGATGCATCGCCTCCTTGATCGAGCGGAGAAGACCGTGCCGCTTCTTCGCCCCGTTCAACCGCACCAACGCGGTACGCACCTGAGGGTCTATCGACGTCACTGCCTTCACGAGGCCCTCGGTCACGTTGTAGCGCGGATCGTCTATCAGGCTACTACGGTACCGAACACTGTACTCGCCCAGTACGTCTTGGTATCGCACCTCCATCGCGTCCACATGCGCCCGCGCACGCTCGGTCTGGTACGCCCAAAAGGCGTAGCGGTCGTGGGCACGGCGCGCAGCCCGCAGAAGGGCATCCGGGTCGTCCGGAATCGCCAGTTCCTCGGCGATGTCCAGCGTGACTGCCTGTTTGTTCTCTAAGAGGATAGTGACTTTGTCGAGCAGAGCGAGCAGGTGCTCGCTCTTTTCCACCTGTCCAGCACCCTTGGGCGAATCGCTCCGCTGAGCCATCCCGGCTCGTACTCTATCACTGCCCATTTCGGTGCGCCCCCTATATGCCAACCGACCCCGTAGTCGTCAAGAGGAAAAATCCAGAAAAACTACGCGTTCGCCTTCCAGGTCATCGCTTCCCACAGTTCGTCGGGAGTCAGCGGTGCTCGCGCAAGTATCTGCTGTCCCTTCTCGTCCTCGCCGAACAGCGGCTCCTCCTGAGCTTCGTCGTCAATCGCAAACGGGTCGAACTCCACGAGGTGGCCCCAGTCGAATCCCGTTTCCATCTCTGCGACGATAGGCACGGTCATCCACGTCCAGTCGATTCCAGGGAACACCTCGTCCGACAGCAGCGGAAGGTTTTCCATGATCTCCTTTGCGATCTTCGCGACCGCCAGGAGTTCACTCAGAAGACAGTCGAAGACGATGGAGTCATGAACCGTCAGGATAGCCTTCGACTGGTACCCGTCTTTCCGGAGCACATAGTTTATCAGGATAAGCGCCATGAGCGTCATCTCAGACGCCCCGCACTGAATAGGGAAATTGACTATTTGCCGGAGTGCGCGCTCACGGATCTCCTTGTCGTCGCTGAAGACTTCGGGCACGCGCCTGCGCCTGCCGGTGAACGCGTCGATGAAACCATTGGCGAGTGCGCTCTTCCGGGTCTTCTCGATTCCCGCCTTCAACGCGGGGCGCACCGCGTAGTACCGCTCTATGAATCCCTTGGCTTCATCGTACGTGATGTACACACCATCCTTCTTGAGCGTCGAGACCAGCGCGTTGGGACCCCCACCGTACAGACAACCGAAGTTTATCCGCTTGGCGCGGGTCCGCATCGGCTTACGTTCCTTCTCCGGTAACGCCAGGAACTGCTGCAGCGACATATGGTGCATGTCGGCAGCGGTCAACGTGTGGAGGTCTATCCCCTTCTTGTACGCCTTGATCATTTTCGGATCGTTGAACCATGCCGCCGCAAGCCGAAGCTCGATCTGCGAGTAGTCCGCCTGGAGAAGCCCCCCTTCATCCCCGAAACGTGAGATGTACACGCACTTGGCCTCTAGAGGGGTGTTCTGCAGGTTTGGATCTCGACTCGCCAGTCGGCCTGTCACCGTCCCGTGCGGCAGGTACGACCCGTGAACACAGTCGTTGGAATCCAGTCGGGCCGTCAACGGCTCGATGAACGTGGAGTGGATCACTTCCAGCTCGCGGTACTTCAGGATCAGGGGCGCGAGCACATTCCCCTTCCGCTCGTACTCTCGGAGGGTTTCCGCGTTCGTCGTGAACAGGTCCCACTCGCGCTTTTCGATAGCCTTCCGCACCACACTGTGGTAGTCTACCGTCGGTTCGCCCTTCGCCACCAACTGCTGATTGATGCGGGTGTACCGGGACACCAATCGGGAAAACCCCGCGTCCGTCGCCTCTAATGGCTCCAGACCGTACTTGTCGAATAGGACCGTCCGAAGCTGCGCCGTCGATCCCGGGTTGAACTCGAAGGCCCCGCCCTTCTTCTTGGCGGTCGCCCGGGTCACCTCGTACTGCTTCACCTCCGGGAGCGCTCGAATGCATGTGATCTGTTCCGCCATCTTCCCGGTGTACTCAACGTCAAGCTCCGCAACCTTCTTCCGGTCGATCTTCGCGCCTGCGTATTCGAGGTCAGCGAGCGTCTCCGACAGGCGCGGGAGGAACGTGTTAGCCATCGTGCGCAGCCGCTCGTTCGAGGTGTACTCCTTCTCCGCCAGCATCCCGTCATCGCATCGCAGCGTAACGTCGGCGTCCATCCCGGCGTATGGAAACAGCACCTTCCCAGGGATGTTCGCGTAACTACCGCCCTTATCTGGATTGGCCTCCGGGTGATTCGCGATGTATCTCTCCAGTGGCCGCTCGTATCCCCCCATCCCAGTATACACGAAGGCGAGCCTCTTGAGCCCGTGCGTCCCACGCCGCTCGTCGATCACGAGGTGGGTCAACATCGTGTCGCGGAGGAGTGCGCGGATCTCGCAACCGCCAAGCGCCTTTCGTATGTGTTGCCGGTCGAACTTCTCGTTCTGCGCCACCTTCGGCACGTTCGACTCGAAGAGGTCCCGGAGAATGGCGATGAGGTCTTCACGCTCGTGTTCCTTCTCACCACCTACACACCACGGGGAATCCGTGTGGTCGAATGGTACGGTATAGCCCACCTGCGGCTCGTGGCTGAAACTGAAGCATAGGAGGGGCGGGAACTTCTGCTGGAACGGGGTCAGCGACCCGGTCTCCGTGTCGAACGTGATCTTCTCGGACGCGAGGAGTACCTCGACCAGTTCCCTCACCGCGTCCAGCGTCGTCAGCACATGGTATTCGCCGTACCCAGGCAGCGGCGTATAATCGCCCCGTACGTAGTCTCCTGCCAGGGATATCGTGTCGAGGAACTTCTCCAGCATGAAGTCGAATCGCAGTACATAGGCCGGGTGGAGGCACGCGAGAACATCCTTGTTCTTCCAGGCGGGGTGCGTCCCCTTCAGGAAATGCCCGGCGAGCGTCGTGATGCCCGTCTGCCCCGTCAGCAATTCCAGGCTGTGGTTGCCCAGTACCACGATGAGCTTTGGGTCTCGAAGCTCGATCTCCCGTGCGAGTTCATGAGCACAGCATCGGACTTCGGTCTTACGTGGATCGCGATTCCTTGGCGGGCGGCATCCCAGGACGTTCGAGCAGGCGTAGTCCCCCGGGGCAAGCTCCGCCGTCGTCTCGACGCTGCTCCGGAGTATCTTCCCGGACTTCCCCCGGAATGGGATGCCCTGGCCGTCCTCGACCGCCCCTGGAGCCTCGCCCACGAAGAGAACCTTCACGGGCGACAGAGGGTACTCTCGCACGTTGCGCGTCCTGATCGTGTGCGGGTCGCGTTCCTTCTCGACGATCTTCTGCCAGTCGCGCTTGTACATGACCGCGTACTCGGAGAAGTCCTTCTGGAAGGGGAACAGCGGGCAGTATAGACATCCGCTCTTCGGTTCATCCGGACACGGCGGCACCAGCGGGTTATTTGGCTTTGGCTCGGCGTCTTGTTTTGCGCTTCCTTTCCCCACCTTTACCTTGACCTTTACCTGCTTGTGTACGCCTTTCACCGCCATGCCCATCCCCCATCGTGGCTTCCCAGGGCAACAGCCGAACCCCAAGTGCCGGTGAACTCGGTGCCGGTGTGCGCCGTCGCGGAAGCAGGTAGACGGTGCTCTTCGACGCCTCCAGAGTGAAGCATTCAATACGCTTACTACATGCAGCGCACGGACCGCCTATCGCGGGTCGCCCCGGGCACCCTGGTTGTGACATTGTGTCACGATTTCCCGACGGTAGCCTGGAACTGCACGAGTTGCGCCTGCAGAGCCTGCACGGTCAATGTCAGTTCCTGCACGCGCACTTCCAGGTCTTGCGCACGCTTCTCCGCGACACGGGCACGCTCAACCTGTCCGTCAAACTCCTTCGTCTTGCCGTCCAGCTCTGCCTTCACGCCGGACAACTCCTTCCGGAGGGAATCATTCGACGACTTCAGCTTCATCGTCCGCGTACGGACCGTATCCCCTACCGCGCTGTCGAACATCGACGCGACCTTGTCCAGTAGGCTCGTCTTCACCTTCAGGTCTTCCGCTGGCATCCGTTCCTCCTCATTCCTTGACCAACACCCCGTACCTCAACAGCGTCTTGTGGGCGAGCGATTCGATCTCGACCTTCCGCTCGACGTTGCCCGTATCGCGCGCGACCTCGGTCACACCGTTGACGAAGTTGTACAGCGTCACCTCGTAGTCGAATCGCCCTTCCTTCTGCGCCTCGATCTGCGCGATCTTGGTCGCCTTATTGTCCAGCGCAGGATTGCCGCCGTTCTTCGTGTCGGAGATGAACTGGCGGACTTGCCGGATGCCCTTGTCGTGCAGCAGCATCCCCGCCGCGCGGCTCAACAGCGGGGCCATCGTCGCTGACGCTTCCGCAATCCGCACGATGCCCTTCTGTACGCCGTGCTCGACATCCCCCACATGCCGCACGACCGTCGTCATCTGGCCGGTCCGCGCGGTCATGCCGTTCGTGCAGACCAAGCGTAGTCCGTACCCGCTGATTTTCGCGGACGAGTCCCCGCTGATGCCGTTGACCAGCGACATCCCGAACCGAATCAGGTCGTTCTTCACCGGCTCGGCGCACAAGTCCTCGGACGTGCATGTAATCCGCATGTCCGGACCGCAGACCCACGCTTCGCTCAGCGCGAGACCATGCCCGACCGACAGCGCCCACTTGACGATGTCCTCGTTCGATATGGCCTTGTAGGTCTCCTTCCCGACGATCCCTACAACGTAACCTGTCGTGGTATCGACAACGAGGAGCTTTTCCGGGCCACCGAAGAAGTACGCCTCGATCATTGTCCGCATCATGTCGAGCGCCAGTTGCTCGTCGATCTTTGCCACACGCTTGACGAACGAAACGGGCACTCGCGTCCAATGACAGAGGTCTCCGAACGCCGCCTTCGTGAGCCTCCATCCCGTGTCGCCCACTTCTCCCGCGAGCGACAGTTCCGCCTGGAGCTTCTCCCCGTCGATGTATGCCACGTTGTCAGCCTGTGTCTTCAGCATCGAGAGCAGTGCGTCTGACTGCTCTCGAATGTAGTACGTCTGCGGCTTCACGAGTTGAAAACCACCGGACTCTCCGCGCGCATCGGCGGTCTCGTCACGGAGGGCACGCAGTTTCTCTTGCAGGGTCATCGGCAGGCTCCTTTCGGGCGGGGTACAGCCATTCATCGGCTTCCCCGTTGTTTCCCGCGCCTATCGTATGACTGTTTGCGGCCTGCCGCAAGCATTTTCATGCGATTTTTCAAGGCATCAGCGGACAATCGTAGGCCCACCCGCTGCGACAATCCGGGGACCTTACGTGCCGTCATAAGCGCGGGCAAACCCGATCTATTGTCATCGGGATCGCCGTGCGCCAACTGCAGCATGGTGACCCTCGGGAAGCGGTCGGCGAGCGCATCGTACACCTTCTCCGCCTCTGATCCAGCATCCGCATCCAGGGACACCACGAACTCTTCCGTGCCGTAACGCCGCAGCACGTCCAGCAGGTCTAGCTGCTCGGGACTGATCGTCTTTCCCATCAAGCCGACACCCGCCTCATGCGCAGCCACAGAGAACGGCCCCTCCGCAACCGTCACGACAGG